CCCCGACTGATTTATAAAAACACTGATAATTAATTATCAGTGTTTTTCTTTTTATATCCAGTCTTAAAAATATGGGCCTAATAGGCAAATGGTAGGCCGGTAATCGCATTAATAGACATTCATACAGGTTTTGATTCCGAAAAAAATAGACACTGCTAATCGTCAAGTCATTGATTTTGCCAATATAAAAGCAAAATAGAATTTCTATAAATTTACTTTGCATAATAGTACCTCATGGAGACAAAAACGGTCACAATATCATCATGAACCGTGTAGATAATACGATGTTCGGAATTGATACGACGAGACCAATACCCGGTGAACTCATATCTCAGAAGTTCATCACTGTTTTTTAATTATTTATGTACATTTGCAAAAACTATTCAGATATGGAACAAAAGAGTGAAATCGTATTATACCAACCGGAAGGAGCTGTAAGTCTGGAAGTCCGCTTAGAAAATGAGACCGTATGGCTGACACAACAACAAATGTCCGAATTATTTCAAACGACCAAGCAAAATATAAGTTTACACACCGGTAATATATTCAAAGAAAAAGAATTGGATCGGGATTCAGTTGTCAAGGAATCCTTTACAACTGCCAGTGATGGGAAAAGTTACCGTACGAAATATTATAATTTAGATGTAATTATATCCGTCGGATATCGGGTAAAGAGTCAGAGAGGTACGCGGTTCCGCCAGTGGGCAAACAAAGTCCTGAAAGATTACATGCTGAAAGGTTATTCCATCAATCAAAAGCTCGACAGTTTAGAGAAAAGAATTGATAACCGACTGAGAGAACACGACTCCGAAATACAAAGGCTCAGCAACCAAGTAGATTTTTTTGTCCGCCATTCCTTACCGCCGATAGAGGGAATATTTTTTGCCGGCCAGATATTCGACGCCTACAAATTCGTTTGCGATCTTGTCAAGTCAGCCCGAAAAAGTATCGTCCTTTTCGACAACTATATAGACGAATCTGTCCTGACTTTATTCGGGAAACGAGGAAAATCGGTATCGGTGGTGATTTATACGGATAAGATCACTCCGCAATTAGAGCTCGACATCAAGCGATTCAACGCCCAGTATTCGCCTGTAAAAGTCAAATTATACACAAAGGCGCACGATCGGTTCCTAATCATCGATGGGGAAATCTACCATATAGGCGCTTCGCTGAAAGACTTGGGAAAGAAACTTTTCGCCTTCTCGAAAATATCGGCTATTCCGCCGGAACTTATATACAACAATCTATAATATCCAGTTGTCGCAAATTTTGCGACAAGTCAAAACAAGAAAAGCCGGTGATTAACCGGCTTTTTCATTTTCGTGTTTCAGGTAGTTCCGTTAAATACGTTCTTA